GGAACAACATTTGGATCATCACAAGATGGAGTGGCGACTAACGTAACTACAGAGACTAAAACTCTTCAGACTGGTAGAACTAGAGTGTACGGAGTGCATATATCTGGCCCTGCAACTGCTGGAGTTTTAGATATTAAAGATGGCTCAACGTCTAAAGTAAAATTAAATAAGGCTGCTCATGTTCATGACATGACAATTAATTTTCCTGTACCAATTTTATTTAAGACTAATGTAAATACTGCTTTTACTACAGAACAGATTACAGCTATCACTGTGTTTCATAGTGGCGGAAACAACTCGTAGGAGGTTTACGTGGCTTTTTCAGGCACAAGTACATTCGAGAAATTTCTCTCGATCGATGATATTATAACTGAATCTTTTGAAAGATTAGGATTCTTTGATTACTCTGGTAATGATCTAAGATCAGCTAGACGTTCTTTAAATATAATGTTTCAAGAATGGGATAACAGAGGTCTTCATTTTTGGGAAGTAGCAAGAACTGCAATTACATTAGAGTCTGGTAAAAACGAATATACATTATTTAGATCACCATCTGATGGAAATGCAAATGGTATAACTACAACTTTAACGAGCACTATTCTATCTACAGATACTACTATCCCTGTAGCGTCTGTTAAAAACATGAATCCTACAGGCAAGATTAGAGTTAATAATGAGGTAATTATTTATACTTCTATTTCTGGTAATAATATAATCTGTGAAGCCTCTGGTCGAGGAGCAGATGGGACTACAGCTGTAGGTCATCCAACTTCAAGTGGAGTTACAAATTTTGTTGATATGGTTTCAGATATTCTTGAAGCTAGTTTCAGAAACGAAAGTGATGTAGATACACCACTATCAAAAATTAATAGATCACAATATCAAGCTTTCTCAAACAAAAGTTCTACAGGTCAACCATCACAATATTTTGTACAAAGATTTATTGATAAAGTTACAATAACTTTATATTTAACACCGGGCGATACCCAAGCTGGTAAATTTATTTATTTTTATTATGTAAAAAGAATACAAGATGCAGGTAAATACACTAACGAGGCAGACGTTGTTAATAGATTTGTACCTTGCATGTGTGCAGGTTTAACTTATTATATCTCTATGAAAAAAGCTCCACAAAGAACTCAAGAGATGAAACTATATTATGAAGATGAATTACAAAGAGCATTAACAGAAGATGGATCACCAGCTAGTGTTTACATCTCACCTAAAACTTATTATCCGGAGATATAATGTCAAAGTTCGCAAAAGGAAAATACGCATTAGCAATATCAGATAGAAGTGGTCAAGCATTTCCGTGGAGAGAAATGGTGACTGAATGGAATGGAGCATTTGTTCACATCTCAGAGTATGAAAGAAAGCAACCACAATTAGAACCAAAACCTTTTGTAGCTGATCCACAAGGATTAGAACAAGCAAGACCTCAACGTTTTCCACCAGATCAAATTGGTGGAGGAAATATGGTTGCTAATTTAACCTTACCTGGAGATTTTGCATTTCAAGATTTAAGCAATAATAGTATGGTCCCTGAGGATCCAGGAAAAGTAAATAATAGAAGACAAGCACAAATTAATGTAGGAGAGGTTACAATAAATATAACATGACGTATACAGAATTAGTACAAAAAATTAGAGACTACACAGAAGTTACAAGCACAGTTTTGACTGATACAATTGTAAATGGATTTATTGAAAACGCAGAGTTTAGAATTTTAAGAGATGTAGACTCTGATAATAATCGAAGATACGTAACTGCTCAATTAATTGCAGGGACTAGATTTATAGATACACCTGATGATCTATTAATAATTAGATCTGCTCAAATTGTAGATTCTGATGGGGTGGGTGCAGCTGACAATAGAGATTTTTTACAATATAGAGATACAAGTTTTATGTCAGAATTTAATAATTTAAACTCTCAAGGGGTACCGAAATACTATAGTAACTGGGATGAAAATACAATAGTTGTAGCTCCTACTCCAGATGCCACGTATACAATTCAGCTAAATTATATCTTGAAACCTGCTGGATTATCTAGTACAGTTCCAACTACATATTTAAGTTTGCAATTTCCCAACGGACTTTTGTATGCGTGCCTAATCGAGGCATATAGTTTTCTAAAAGGGCCAAATGATCTCTTGCAATTATACGAAGGAAAGTATAAACAAGTGATAGAAGGCTTCTCAATAGAACAAATGGGAAGAAGAAGACGAGATGAATATCAAAGTGGTGTTCCTCGTATAGGAAAATAGGAGAAAATAAAAATGGCTATAACACAAGCAATTGCAAACTCTTTTAAAAAACAATTATTAGATGGTGATCACGATTTTACAGCCTCTAGTGGTGATGTTTTTAAAATAGCTCTTTACACTTCTTCAGCAACTCTAAACTCAGCTACAACTTCTTTTACAACTGGAAATGAAGTTTCAAACTCTGGTCAATATACATCTGGTGGTGGAAAGCTAGTTAATCTAGCGACTTCAATAACTGCTGGTGTAGCAAGAGTAGACTTTTCAGATAGATCGTTCACAAACGTTACTATCACTGCTAGAGGGGCTTTAATCTATAATACATCGTTCTCAAATGCAGCGGTGGCAGTTTTAGATTTTGGAGCAGATAAAACAGCTACATCTGGAGTTTTCACAATTCAGTTTCCAGCTAATACATCAACAGCAGCGATTCTAAGGATCTCTGGTTAATCGTAGGAGGTAACCTCCTATGAGTGGATCAGGAACTTGGAGTGTCGGCTTTTGGGGTCAGAACCAATGGAATGATTTAGCAGACCCAACTTTTACAGTTACGGGTGTTGCCCTCACTGCATCTTTAGGTGATGAAACAACTGTTGGTGAAATTAATAACGGTTGGGGTAGACTTGGTTGGAATGAACAGGCTTGGGGTATCGCAGGCACGTTTATTGCAACAGGTGATGCGGTTACAGCTACTTTAGGAAGTGTTGTAGCATCTATCGATGTATCTACTGGTCCAGGTACAAATAATAATCAGCTTATTACAACTGCTCTTGGTTCTCCAACAATCGATATTCAAACAAAAGTATTCCCAACTGGTATCGGAATGACTTCAGCTTTAGGAACAGCAGACGCTGGTCCTGATGCGATGGCTACAGGTATTGCTATGTCTATGGGTCTTGGAACCATAGATGCGTTTAACCAAACAGGTTGGGGCAGACAAGGTTGGAATGTTAATGCATGGGGAGTTGAAGGTCAGTTTGCAAACGTTGATGTAACAGGTATTGCGATGACAGCAGCTGCTGGAACATTGGCAGCTACAGGTTCAGCTACTTTAACTCTTAATACTTTAAACGTAGCACAAGCAACTTTAGGTATTGTAGATCCAGCGCCAGATGCTAGTGTAACTGGAAATTTAGCAGTTGCTAATTTAGGAAATCTTGTAGGTCAAGCTGGTGCAGGTGCAAGTCCAACAGGTCAAGCTATGACAGCTGGATTAGGAACTGTTACAGCAGTTCCTGGTCAAGAGGTTCCTCTTACAGGAATACCAGCAGAAGTAAGACTTTCTTCAGCATTTAATATTGTAATACATATAGATATACAGCTTACAGGTTTAAGCTTGACTATGAACCAAGGATCTGGTAGTGCTTTGATTTGGAACGAAGTTAATACAGGTTCAGCGCCTTTAGACCCTCCAGGATGGCAGGAGGTGGCTGCATAATGAGTTTGACACAAACTCTTATTTTTAATAAAATGAACGAATAAGGAATTAAAAAATGGCGAATTCAACATCTGCTAATCTAAAACTTACAGTTCAAGCAACCGGTGAAAACTCGGGAACTTGGGGTCAAATCACAAATACAAATTTATTAATTTTAGAACAAGCTATTGGTGGCTTTACAACATTTAATTTAACTAATGCTAATAGATCTTTAACTTTTTCAAATGGTGTTTTATCAAATGGTAAAAATGATGTTATTAGATTAACAGGTACACTAGCAGCTGCCAGAACAGTAACTATTCCAGATGGAATAGAAAAAACTTATTTTGTACAAAATAACTGTGATCATGCTGGTAATACTTTAACTTTTAAAACTTCATCAGGAACAGGTGTTCTTTTATGTGAAGGAAATTGTTATACTTTATATTCAGATGGAACTAACATTGAAAAAGTAAATGAATATAGAAAATGGAGAGTTGTATCTGCAGCTGAAACAGTTCAAGCTGGAGCTCAACTTTTAGTAAACACAAATGGTGGAGGAGTAACAATAACACTTCCAGCTTCACCTTCTACAGGAGATGAAGTGCATTTTGTCGACCAAGGTTATGATTTTAATTCTAACGCATTGACTGTTGGTAGAAATGGATCTAATATAGCTAATGCAGCATCAGATTTAACAGTTAATACTCAAGGCGCAGCCTTTGGATTAGTATTTTCTGGTGACGCTACAACAGGATGGACTTACACGGAGAAATAATATGTCAAATTA